TTCCTAATACAGCTAGATATATTCCTTTTAATATTACGGATATTGACATGAGTGTCGACCATCAAGGAGCAGTTTATAAAATTAAAGGACAACCATGTAATCATGAAGCTTTATCCGATGCTAATAATAAATTCAAAAGTGATATGGCAGCTAAAGGTACCAGCGTTAGAGAAATGCTATCAACTGGATCAAAAAGTTTACAAGTGTCCTTGAATACAAAACTTCGAGATATAGCTAGAAAAAATGGTATAGAAAAACCTGATGAAATTGTAATAATATTTCCCAGCGATATAAGTTCGTCAGGAATTAATTCTACCACATCTACTGAAGTAGAAAATAATGATTCTGCTACAGTAGATTCGTCGGACGATCAATCTGTTCAACAACTATACAGTCAGCTCAGCATTGGTAGAGATACAACAACCGGACAATTGATACAAAATGCTTCTACTGTAAATTCTATTGGTAATAGTCGAATGGGGTTTGATGAAAAACGTAAAGCATCGCCTCCTGTAGGTAAAGACAATGTTGTTTATAACCCAGATACAAAAATTAATGACAGAACACAAAATACAGTAAATCCAAACGAAAGCGATTTTAAATTTAGACAAGATACAGACATTGTTAATGCCATTACTCAGGTGGTATTGAATAGTAATTACATAGAGTCTGCTTTTGATCAATCTAATATTACACCTCAAGGATATAGAGGATGGTTTAGTGTAGATACACAAGTATATCGTACTGGACCAACTAGTAAAGTTACTGGTATGAAACCTAGATTGTTTGTTTATAGAGTTTTACAATATCATGCTCATGTAAGTTCAGGAACATTACCAGCAAATACTAAACCGCCAGGGTACGATAACCTTAAGATACAAGCAGTAAAAGAATACAATTATATTTTTACTGGCAAGAATGTAGATATTAAGAGTTTTAAAATTAATTACAATAGTAATTTTTTTAATGCTTTAGCTACCGATGGCGGTAACGATAGTCAAGATAGCAAACAAGCTGCAGATACTGGAGGAGCTGATAATACTAAACCAGATCCAAATATCAATCAAGCAGGTAAAGGATCGTTACCAGATACTACTCCTGGAGTAGGAACAAGTATTATTAAATTTGTTAAGACTTTAGCAGGTACAGATAAACTTGGCGGCGGCGGTGTCGAAACAAAAAATACTCGTGCGGCAAGAGCGTTTCAAGATTCCTTAACAAATGGCACTGATATGACAAATCTAGAACTTGAAATATTAGGTGATCCTTATTGGATAGCACAAAGTGGTATGGGTAATTATACAGCACAACCGACACAGTTTTATAATTTAAATGATGATGGCAGTGTTAGCTATCAAAATGGAGAAGTAGATTGCCTTGTAAATTTCAGAACCCCAATTGATATTAATCAAACAACAGGGTTATATGATTTTGGAAACACTAGTAAGACGGCCCCAGTTATGCAATTTAGTGGTTTATATACAATAACAAATGTAACTAGTACATTTAAAAATGGAGAGTTTACTCAACATCTTGTTGGAAATCGCAGACCTCTACAAGAATCTACTAAACAAGAAGCTACACTAAAACAAATTGATCCAATCAAACCGCCAAGCGATCCTATTACAAAATCTCCTAGCGGTGCGTCTACTCAAGTATTTGATGATGGCTCGACACTAACAACAGACGAAAACGGTAATACAACAGCAACCGATGCCCCATCGGAAGGCGATAGTTCTTACGATCAAGAAACTTCAAGCAGTTACGGAATAGATTAATATGAGCACAGCAGATACAAATTTAAATTATGCTAGTTTGGGGCAACCTGATCCCAAGCCAGGTCCGTTTATTGCTAAAGTTATTAGTAATATTGATCCAACTTACATGGGCATCTTAGAAGTAGAAATTTTAAGACCAGCTGGCGCAACAGCTAGTGCCGAAGGACAATTGCACCAAGTAAAATATATGAGCCCATTCTGGGGAGTTACTGGTAGTGCTTATTTAGGTCAAGTTGATGATTATAATAATACACAAAAATCCTATGGCATGTGGATGGTTCCGCCTGATGTAGGAACTTATGT